GACTCGCAGCTGTCGCTGAAGGGGCTCAAGAAGAAGGCCGCAGTGGCCAAGCTCCTGAAGCGGGACGACGAGACCCAGGCAGCCGGCTCCGGTGACGGCCCCGGCGGTGGCGGCACGCCCGACACCAGCAGCCAGTCGTCCGACGACGACTCCTGACAAGGGACTCCCGCCATGCCTCGCACGAACGCGGAACGGCTCAGAGCACTGGTTGGGGAGTCGATCCCCGATGGAGGTACGGAGGCTGACACCCTCTTTACTGACGTCGAGATCGACGACATCCTCAGCCAGAGCGACGACGTCGAACGTGCCGCGTACGAGGCATGGCGGGAGAAGGCTGCCAAGCTCGCCAACCTGGTCGACACCACCGAGGGCAACTCCCAGAAGAAGTTCTCGCAGCTTCTGGACAACGCGAATGACATGGTGAAACTCTACCTGCGTTCGTCGGGGGGTCCGACGGAGGGACGCACCCGGATCGGTCGACTCACGAGGCCGGGTGTGGAATGGTGATGAGCCCGGTGCAGCTTCTCATGGAGCGGCGTCAGATCGAAGCTCTGATCAAAGCTGACGAGGTCACCATCACCCTACACCGCCGTGAGAAGCTTGCCGTGCCTGGTGGAGGCTGGAAGTGGGGCCCCGAGACCGAGCTCACTCCACAGCGAATGGCGCTCATCCCGTTCAAGCGGCGGATGACCGAGTTCCTGGTGGCGACTGAGATCGGCGACGTACCGGACCTGCCCTACATGATCCTGGGTCGATACAACCTCAACATTGCCAAGGACGACTGGTTCTTCTGGCAGGGTGACAAGTTCGAGGTTCAGACTGTGGACATCAAGCAGGACGTACGCATCGCTGCCCACGTTGACTACTTCGGAGGGCTGAAGAATGGCTAGGGCTGGGTTCATCTGGTTCGACGGCATCGGTCCCGTTCTGGACGTCCTGGCGTTGAACGCAGCTACCAACGTCGTAGAGGCCATGGAGGAAGGGGCTCAAGAGGTCCAGGCTTACGCCCAGATGAACGCTCCCTGGTCTGACATCACCGGGGAGGCCCGCAACGGCCTGACCGCGGAAGTTGACTACGAACTGGACGAGGTCACTCTGCTTCTCTACCACACCGCTGAGCACGGGTATTGGCTGGAGCTTATCCAGGACGGTCGCTTTGCCATCATCATGCCCACGCTTGAGGCTCTCGGCCCCAAGATTCTCGAGGACGCTGGGGCTACCGTCATGGGCGTCGGGAGTTTCTGATGCGTGCCTTTCTCTTCGACCTCCTTACCACCGACCAGGAACTCTGGCCACTCATCGGTGTGGGAACTCTTGAGCAGGCACAGGAACAGATCATGCCTCGCCAATCCCAAGAGAACATCCTTGCACGTCGGCCCTTTCTGGTGTATGGCCTTGGTAACGCCACCAACGAGCAACTGGCCGACGACGACGCCGGTGACCATGAGGCGGAGAGGCAGTTCTTCCAGGTCTGGATCCACGACGAAGGAGGTAGTTACAACCTCATCGAGGACATCATCCCCGTCGTCAAGAGGAGGTTGATCGGAGCAAGTCACCCGCCATCCAAACTCGTCACCATCCGATACCTTGAGACCTCGGGGGAGTTTTCCAACCAGACGTACAACACCATCTTCCGCTACATCCGATTCCAAGCCATCATCGCCAAAGGAGCAGCAGCATGAGCCAGGTCAAGTACACGGGATCCTCCGACTTCCAGATCTTCGAGAAGAAGGACTTCGAGAAGGCCGGGGTCGAGGACCAGGGCAAGGTCACCTTCGCCAGGGGGGAACCCACCGAGGTCAGCGAAGACGCGGCGCAGGCTCTCACGTCCACCGACCGTGACGAGAGCATCTTCTACGCACACAGCTTCGTCGAGGTCGACGAGGAGGGCAACGAGGTCAAGCAGTCCTCCGCCAAGAGTGGCTCCGAGGAGGGCGACGAGCCTGACCTCGGTGACGCTGACTCCCGCGGGGACCAGACCGACACCGACACCGCCGGCGCCGGCGCAGGAACGACGGGGGGAGGTACGACGACCCGCAGGTCGACGGCAAAGAAGGCCGCGGCTGGGAACAGGTCGAGCACTCGCTCGTCATGATCGCATGACGCGCATTGAGCATGCCTGAGAGAAGCAGGGAAAGCTTCCTGATCGATTAGGCACCATTGACTCGCATCACGCGACCATTCAAGAACTCGCATCGATTAGGGAAGCGGTGAGGATGATGGGCACGGTGGACCTGAGGTGCGAGGGCACACTCTACGGCCGACTGACCGACGATCGGTGGCTCGAGGTGAAGTGCAAGAGGCGGTCTTGCGGATACGCCAAAGGCATGGTAATCCTCCACACCATCGACACCAAGACAGGACAAGTGGTGGGGACCAAGGTCTTCGCCGAACCGAGAAACAGAAGGAGTGGCAATGCCTCTCGACACACACCCGCTTCCGTTCGGTCTGCGTGACGTCCACCTGACGGGCTTCACCACCCAGGCGGCGACGGAGTACGAACCGACAAGCATCGACCTCCCGGTCTCCCGGACGTTCTCCTTCAGCGACACGGAGGACTTCGAGGACCTGCAGGGCGACGACACGACGGCTGCCTCGCACGGCTCTGGCCCCTCGGTGGAATGGGAGCTTGAGTCCGGTGGTCTCCCCTTCTCCGCGTTCAAGCTCATGGCTGGTGGAACGATCACCGAGTCGGGCACCACGCCGGCGATGAAGAAGGTCTTCTCGAAGCTCGCCACCGACAGCCGGCCCTACTTCAAGGTCGAGGGCCAGGCCATCTCCGACAGCGGCGGGGACGTCCACGGCCTCGTGTTCAAGGCCAAGGCTACTGGCTCGCTCGAGGGCGAGTGGGCGCAGGGCGCCTTCCAGCTGCTCAGCGCGTCGGGCCGAGGCTTCCCCTCGACCGTGACCGCCGACGAGGGCAAGCTCTACGACTTCGTCCAGAACGAGACCGCGATCGCCGTCTCCTGATCGTCCACCCATCCATCTTCTACCAAGGAGGAACCATGCCAAGGAAGAGGGGCAGACTGCAGAACAGGGCCTGGAGCGGTCGAACCACTCCGGTCTACACCCAGGCGGCTCACGTCCGTCGCAGCTCGAGGAGGCGATGAGATGAGGTGGTTTCTTCTCATCCTGGTACTTCTCGTGGCAGCCGGCGTACTTCTCTGGGTGATTCGGGGAAGCCGGCGGCCATGAGCCACATGAGACGATGGGGCGCCGTCTGGATCCTTGCCCTGCTGTTTTTGGGGTCGTGGCTTGGGCAGCTCATCGCGCAGGTCAAGGAGGTCGCCGACAACGCCCACGATCATGGGGAGAAGTTCCTCTGGTCTGACTTTTGGCCACAGTTCTTCACCTCGACCTTTGAGAACTGGCAGTCGGAGTTCCTGCAACTGGCAGTGCAGGCGGTCCTGATAGCCAGTCTCGTCGGGCAGAAGAAGTTCTTCAACGCGGATGGTGGAGCTGACAAGGAGGATGTCGAACGCATTCTCCGGGCAATCGGGTCCCAGAACGGCGACGAGCAAAAGCATCGGGCATGACGGGAGATTATCGTTTATGTCGTTATCGTTGATATCACCCTATAGGGGTGAATCACGAACGATACGATATGACGATATCCCGATACATGCTCGAGGGAACAACAACTGAAGAGAACAACCAACAACAACAACCAGACCCCCAGGAGGGCCTAGCAATGGGAAAGAGTGGAAACCCGGCCAAGAGGGCCGAAGAAGAGACCAAGGCGTCGGAGAACAACGGGACCGAGAACCTCGTTGTCTCCGACGTTGCTGCGTTCAAGCAGCGGGCGAAGGGCCAGCTCAAGGAGCTCCCCTCGGGCATGGTGGCGATGCTCAAGCGGGTCGATCTCCAGGCCATGGTGCTGTCAGGCAACGTGCACAACCCTCTGATGGAGATCGTGTCGGAGGCTCTGAAGAAGGGCCAGAAGGCCGACGTCGCGAAGATGGTCGGCATTGACGAGGGCGAGCTCGACCTCGACGCGGTCAAGGACATGTTCGAGATGGTCAACAACGTCGTCATCTCCTGCTTCGTGCAACCTGAGGTCCACCCCATGCCGGTGCCCTCCGACGAGGATCTCGAGGACCTCGACGAGGATGACGAGGACTACGACGTCGAGTACGCCCAGCTGGTGGCGGAGCTCATGGACGACGACAAGCTCTACGTCGACGAGATTGACTCCGAGGACAAGATGTTCATCTTCAACTGGTGCATCGGTGGTACGGAGGATGTTGCCACCTTTCGTCGCGAAGCCAGAGCAGACATGGATGCTGTGGCAAAAGGCAAAGGCGGTAAGCGAAAGGCCAAGCGTCCTGCTGGGTCTCGAAAGTGACAGCTACATCGCGTACTGTGTAGATGAGGCAGTGATCTACTTCGGGCTTGCTCTGGAGGGCATGCTTGAGGATGCTGGGTCTGGTCGACCCGGCAAGGAGGAAAGACGAGCCAAGATGGCTAGGGATCGACTGATGAACTCGGTCTTTGGCCAGGACAAGCAAAAAGGCTCGGGTTACGCAGACCCGGCCCTGATGTTCACCTGAGGGGAGTAAGACCATGGCAGCGGACCTTGGTACCATCCGAGGTTCAGTCCGCATGGACATCCGCCAGGCTGTGGCTGCGTATGCCACCCTTCGGGCCCAGAACGCCAGGACCGTATACACCCTACGGGGTACCGGCGACTCCTTCGTGCAGGCGGGCAAGACGATGGGGGTCGCCGGTGGGGTGATGGTCTACGCCTTCGCCAAGGTCGTCCAGGCTGCTGCTGAGTTCGAGCGGAAGATGGACTTCTTCGCTGCGGTGTCCGACACCAACTCGAAGAAGATGAAGCAACTCAGCGACTTCACTCTGCAGCTGGCTACAGACACCATCTATTCTGCTGACGAGATTGCTGAGGGGTTCATCGAACTTGGTAAGTCTGGCATCAGCGCAGAACAGATCATGCGCGGAGTCGGCGACGCGATGGCCAATCTCGGTGCAGCGGGAGATATCCCGTTGGCCGAATCGGGCCAGATCATCACCTCCACCATCCAGCAGTTTGACAAGTCCGCCAAGGACGCCGTCGCAGTCACGGACCTTCTGGCCGGCGCAGCCAACGCGTCAATCGCGGACATCACCGACCTCGGGGTCTCGCTGAAGTACGTAGGTGGTGTCGCCCACACCGCCGGGCTGAACTTCGAGGACACTCTGACGGCAATCTCACTCCTCGCCAAGGCGGGCATCCGAGGATCCACCGCTGGCACCTCGCTGCGGCAGATGATCGTCTCGTTCGGTGGTGCCACCGCACCCGCCACCGAGGCTCTCGAGGAACTCGGCATCATCACCGAGACCGGAGCCAACCGGTTCTACGACGCAGCAGGCAACCTGAAGCCTCTCTCCGAAGTCTTCGAGATTCTGGGTAAGGCCACCGAGGATCTTACCGCCAAGGAGCGGGTGCTCCAGATGCGGACGATCTTCAACAACAGGGCACTTTCCGCGGCAGCTATTCTCTCACGTGAGGGAGCCAAGGGCTTCCGTGAGATGAACACCGCCATGGGCAAGACCACCGCAGCTGAGACGGCCAGCGCACGGCTCGACAACCTCAGCGGTGACATCGAGATCTTGAGGGGTAACATTGAGACCCTGATGATCAAGGCTGGTAGTCCATTCCAGGAGGAGATGCGCCGCTGGGTCCAGGCTCTCACCAAGCTGGTCCAGGCGTTCGGCAACCTTGACCCGAAGACCCAGGAAAACATCGTTCGGTTCATCGGCATGAGCGGTGCAATCCTGGTCGTACTGGGTGCGCTCAACATCGTACTCGGCACCATCTTCCGGTTCATCGCGTACATGATGAAGATGGGTGCCGCGATGAAGTTCGTGGGCAGACTCATCATGATCGTCGTCACCAATCTGCGCTGGTTTGCCGTTCTCTTCGGCGGACCGATCATCGGAGCCATCGGGGCCTTCATCGCGGCCAACGCGCTGGTCATAGCGATCATCCTGGCAGTCATAGCCATCTTCGTTCTTCTCTACAAGAAGGTGGAGCCCTTCCGTAACCTGGTCAACGCGATCGCGAGTGCATGGAAGAAGGGCTTCGACCGGCTGGTGGCAATCGTCCGAACCGCTCTGACCGACCCGGCCAAGGCCTGGGAGATGTTCAAGGACACCGTCAGCAACAACCTAGATGCGGTGGTTGGGTTCATCCGGGGACTGGGGGCCAGAATCGGTGGTGCCTTCGGTTCGGCTCTGGCTGCGGTCGGCCGATTCATCGCTGGTGTGGGACGCTGGTTTGCCTCACTTCCCGGGCGGGTACTGGGCATCATTACGGGATTCGTTAGCCAGGTAATCTCGCTGTTTACCTTCAGAAACATTGGGTATGCGCTGGGCTTCCTCATCGGTACGGTGGTTGGATTCTTCCTCCGCCTGCACCTGAAGATGCTGTCTCTGGCGGGTCGAATGGTCGGCGCAGTCGTTGGCTTCTTCCAGAGTCTACCCCGCAAGGTTGGCTATGCGCTTGGGTTCCTGATTGGCCGCGCCGTCGCTCTGATGATCCGCCTACGCGAGAAGATGATCGAGCTGGCCGGTCGAGCGATTACTGGGATAGTCAACTTCTTCCAGAAGCTTCCTGAGCGGGTGGCTCGCTTTGTCCTTAGCATGGTTACCAGGGCGATCAACCTCTTCAACCGGGTGAAGGAGGAGGGTCCTCGGCTTGCCCTGGAGACCGTCACTGGAATCATCAACTTCTTCCAGAATCTGCCGGCCCGGATCGCCGCCTTCTTCGTGACTTTGGCCAGCAGAGCTCGACAGAAGATGATCGACTTCAAGAACAGTGTCGTCAACTTTGCTGAGGATGCTGCTCAAGGCTTCGTCGACGGTATCAGAGATCTGCCGAGTGCGATGGGAGACATCCTTGGTGACCTAATCCAGGCCATCAGAGACAAGATCACTGACGCGTTCAACTCAGTTCGTGACTTCGCTCGAGGGCTTTGGGACGGCTTCCGCGACGGCCTGAACATGAAGTCTCCGTCGATCATCGAACGGGCTATGTGGCAGATCACTGGCACTATGGAGCGGGAGGTCAAGAGGCTGAAGAGGCAGACTCTGGATGTTCAGGGTACGGCCCGGAAGTTGGCGAGGACCCAGTTCTCGATTGGCCAGACGACTCCCAGGACGACCGACAAGTATGCTGCCCTTGCGCGCACCCATCAAGCGAACCGTGATCGCGCACGGACGCTGCTGGCTGCTTCCCAGACGCGTCGGGCACGCGTCAATGCGGGTACACGTCGGGCGGCTGGTGCCCCCCGCGAGCGGATTCCGATGGAGATCACGAACTGGCGCCAGGGCCGCGGGTACATGTACGACATCGCCCAGGATGCGGTGGATGACAACGAAAGCTACAACGACTCACTTGACGGGATGGGCTGATGGTTGACGCAGTTCCTCTGACGCAGATTCGAGATGCCTATGTCGACGAGTCAAGGCCCTCGAAGAACTATAGCAGCACGTCCCGGTTGATCCTGGACGCTACCGGAGCCAACCAGAAGTACGCGTACCTCTACTTCCCGAAGAACTACCCCATTGGTGTAGAGATTTACAGCACAAAGCTGCGTTTGTACAACGCGGACCTCTGGGCCGGCCCGGTGACTCTGACCATCAGAGTTCTCTCTGAGAAGTGGGCAGGTAGCCGAGTCAACTGGAACAACAAGCCGGCGGTGACCGGAACTGCCATCACGCTGACGAAGACTGACGCACCCAAGGGCACGCTCTGGGAGTTTGAGCTCAAGGACGTGATCCAGGCAGTCTCTGACGGTGGGTCCTGGTTTGGTCTGCGGCTGCAGGTGGATGGCACCGCCCGCAGGCGACTCCACTCAGCCCAGTCCGAGGAGGGAGAGCTTCGCCCTGAGGTGCTGGTGCAGTACGCGGACGACCCCGAACCTCCCGAGAACCTGGCTCCGAACGGTAACCGAGCTGTCGAGGTAGATAAGCCGTGGTTGACCTATGACTACATTGACATCTCGGGTGACGTAACTCTGGCAGCCCACCAGTTCCAGATCAACGACGACCTTGACTTCTTGAGTCCCGAGTTTGACACGGGTTGGCTAGCCACCAGCGAGCCTGGTCTGGACCTGAACACTACCGCCTTTGCTGGGCTGGCCAACCTCGAGAGCAAGCGTTGGCGGGTCAGGGTCCGTGACGGGTCGGGGGCTGAGTCTGACTGGTCAGTTCCTGCCCAGATGCGTCGTGAGGACAAGGGCGCACACACCAACGGTACGCTAGGTACAAAGGTGCTGGCGACCAACCGCATCACCAGCCCTCGGCCGACGGTGGCCGGAGCGGCCAACTGGACGGGGCTGAACGCAGATGGCTCCATGAACGCCGCTATCGCCACCTCACCGAACGTCGTGGCACCCAACAACCAGTACGTCACCGTTCTTACCCGAGTGAGAAACGACGACACTGACGAGATTACCGTGAGAGTCAGTGGTCTATCGTCAGCAGGCGCCAGCACGGTGGCTCCGGTCGAGGTCGTCATTCCGCCCGGTACTGCTACGGAGATCAGGTGGCAGGGTAACACCTCGCCCACATCGACCGGCGTGAGGTTGCAGATCGAGGTTACTTCGGGCTTCTCTACAGGAACGGTGTTTATCGAGCAGGGCCTCATCGTCTTCGGCATCTACGACGACGTTTTCTTCAGTGGAGCCTCAGTTGACACGGGAGTCATCGGCCCATACCT